TTAGATAATTTTTTCGAAGACCATTGTAGCCTGGATGCGATCTCCACCACCTAGACCCTTACTGCCCCCGTTAGCTGTGCTAATTGTATGGAGTCGATATCCTTTAGCTACTTGCTTATTAATAACATTTTCTAACTCAGTCAAATTACCTGAGCCAGTACCAAAAAACTTCTCTTTCAAAGTCACTTGAAGAACAACATAGTTCAATCCACTTGTTCCAGAAGCAGTAGAAAAACTAGCTTCTTGTTTAACATTATCAAAAAATCCCATAATAATCTCCCTTAAATATTATTAATTAAATTATAAAACTCCTCTTTTACCATTTCTTCATCAGCGATGGTTTTTAATTTGTACATTTCCATAAAACGAACATAATTAAAATTCGATACATCATCTAGTTCTTTGAGTTCTGCTTCAAGCAAATGATGTATCATGTTTCTGTTTGCTTGTAACTCACATTTCTCCCTATTTGTTTGGTAATTACACGGCAGATGCTCTCTATGTCCAAGCTCATGTAAAGCCACTTTTTTCTGATCATCATCAGATAAGTGGATATCTAAGGCTAGGACATTTAAAACTGGATTGTAAAATCCTTGGCTATGCCATTCTTCCCCATCAAAATAGCACAAGTTAACGCCTTCGACGGCGCACAATTCTTGCACAGTCATAATTAGCACCTCTATTTATTTTTTAAGTGTGCCTCCAAGACCGCTGTAATAAAATCTATGTCTTCCTCTGACAGGGGCTTCCCGTCAAATAACATTGATTGTGCAGCAATGTCCCTGAGGTCTAATGGTGCAGAAGCATCACCATTTTTTACAATATTCGGATTATCAGTGCGTCCTAATAAGTAGTCGGTGGACACATTGAAGTAGTTAGCAATTTCTGCGATACGCTCAGCATTTGGCGTAGAGTTTTTTATCTTATACAGTGTATTTCTGCCATAACCTAAGTCTTCTTCGACTTGTCCAAGAGCTTTTCCACGATTTTTTGCTAATTCTTTAATTTTTTCAAATGTCTCAAACATTGTTAAATCAACCTTTCTAAGACATTACAAAAAAATTTAACAAATTTGGTGTAAAAAGGTTGACTAATTATCCCAAAAGGTGTAAAATGTTTTTTGTAAGTAAGAAATAACTAAAAAAACAACTAAGAAATAAATCATAAAAAATGTTTTGGCGAACGGTATTTATAGATTTATTATTGTTTTTATTATGCTTTCATTTTAGCCGATTTGGTGTGAGTTGTCAAGCGTAATGCAGAAAAATAGTTAAAAATTTAGTTGTTTCTTATTTACAAATAAGTAAAGAGGGAGGGACGCAAGTATGAAAATCGGTGGAATCACTACTATAGATTCAGAAATTTCTTTCGGGGAATGCGATATTCGGGAAGTTCCCGAAGAAATAAAAAAGCTCTTCCCCGACCAGAATCTTATAAAAGTTTCTGAAAAGGGAAAAAGCTATATCCTAAACACAGACTATATTGTATTACTTTTTACGAGTCTGTGAAAGTGCCGAGCCAGCGATAGACTTTGTTCGAGCAGAAGAACGCCCGTCACGAAGAGCTTTACTTGCTTTGGTGGCGACTTTAGCAGAGGTTTGCTTAGTATTTCTTGCCATAAACAATTCTCCTTTCTTAATTATTTGACTTGTTATTTTCATAAGGAGTTAGAAAGGTCTTATCAAAACGTTTTAGTCAAAATATATTATAGCTTAAATGCTTTTATTTGTCAATATGTTGTACAGGAAAGGAGTAAATATATTGTCGAAACACAATATATAGTATTTTGAATGTGGGATAAAATTGAACATCAATTAAAACTAAGAGACTGGTCTATGTATAGATTGGCCAAAGAATCAGGAATCCATCAATCGAATTTTTCCAACCTAAAGGCTGGGAGATTGAAAGAGATGTCGTGGACGAATATGTGCAAAATTGCTGATGCACTGAAAGTCAGCTTGGACGAGTTCAGATAGAAAGGAGAAATATATGCCAGATATCGCAAACGGTCGTGAAAAGGTTAATGCTTTTTTGAAAGAGAAAGGCATTAAAAAATCAACTCTAGCGGTCGCTTATGGTTTTAAACGACAGGAAGTTACCAATATTTTAAGTGGAACGACAAAAGGTCCACGAGCGAACAGTTTCATTCTTCAGGTTATTGAAGATTACGGGATTGAGTAGGAAAGATTTGAGGAGTAGGAAATGAACGAAGTCACTTTATCAAATAATTTAACTCAAATTGAGCTAGAAATCAGCCACCACAAACAGATTGCAGGTCAATCCATTTGGGAAATCGGCAGGCGCCTTAATCATGTCAAAGAAAATGATTTGGCGCATGGTGAATTTAGAGACTGGCACGAAAAACTTGGCCTTGACAAGGATTTTGCTTATAAGTCAATGAAAATCGCTAAAGAATTGCCAAATGTCGAAACGTTACGACATTTAGGAACTACAGCACTTCATCTTATCGCAAGTCTTCCAGAGAATGAACAGAAGGCTCAAATTAACAGGATTGAGCAAGGAGACAGTCCGACTGTCAGAGAATTGCAAGAACTAAAAAACAAACTCAAAATTAGCCAAAAAGCAAATGAGCTTTTAAAAGCTGAAAATGAGAAAATCAAGTCTTCCAAAGTAGAAGTGAAAGAAACCATCAAGGAAGTCATTCCTGACGATTACAAGGCTACACAGGACCTAAATAAGCAGTTGTTAGAGAAGAACAAGGAACTCTCTAAATCTGTAAAAGCAATGGAAGAGCGTTCTGAATTTATCGAGAAGCAACTGAAAGATACACTGGCCCAGCGTGAAGAGGTCGATCAAAAGTCTGCTCAGTATGATGAATTAACACGAGCGATTGAAGAATCGCAAGGGCAACTTAATAGCGTGCAGAAACAGATTTCAGCTTACAAGAATATCACAAGACTACTACAAAAGGGAAATGATTTCTTAGCAAGTATGGGTGGGCTGATCTACGCTGATGAAGAGAAGGTCTTGAAAGCAGATGGCATCATCCGAAATGAATTTGATAGCTTTATCAGCCGTGGCCTTCGTTTCTTCAATGACTTGAACGACATTCGCAAAGAAAGCGACATTTTAGAAGGAGAATTATTATGACATCAGAAATTATGCAAGTCAATCAAAATGAACTTACTCAGGAAGATATTTTAATTCAAGTCTTGCAGACTCAAAAAGAGTTGAAGCAAAACCAAGAAACTTTAGCTATAGATGTTGACTATTTAAAAAATGAGCAACCAGTGAACCCTTCAGTCTGTCTAGCATTGGAAAAAATACGTAAGAAAAAGGTCGTGGCTCTTCTTGGTGGGAAAGACAGCCAGGCATACCGTGACCGACATTTTGCGCAATCTGTATTTGCTCAAGCTGCTAAAGATTTCAAAGATTACTTCCGCATCCCTCGCTATGACTTGTTGAAGCGGAAAGATGAAGAACAAGCGTTCGATTACTGGAATAGTTGGGAGCCATCAGCGAATACCAAGCTTGAAATCAAAGCTCGCAACGGACAGATGAGTTTGGTTGGATAATTAAAAAACACTTCACAAAAGTAAGTGAAGTGCTCAATAAAATAAAACACCTACATTATATCATAAATTGGAGTTTGCGATGAATATTCTGAGTGAAGAATTTGAAAATGGGATAAGAACCGTGGTACGAACTCAATTTAAAGAATCGTTCACCGAATTCTTAGACCAGGAGATGGCAGAAAAACGTTGGCTATCGCTTGAGAGTGCTGCATACTATGCCGATTGCAGTTCGAACACTATCAGGAAATGGATAAAGATGGGTTTAAATCTTTATAAAATTGATGGGACGAAGCGTATTGATAAGAATGAATTAGATACATTCATTCAAGAAAATATTGTTATTTAAAAGGAGATAGAATGTTAATTTCTAAAGAAGTGGGCAGGAGGACAAGTTTTGAGTATTAGAGATGAGATACATTTTTTAAAAAATGAGAATGTGTATTTGAGTAGGACATTGGCAGATTTAAAATTGATAGTTATCGGTTTGAGTCTCTGCTTACTTGTCGCAGCTGTTTTCGTAGTAAAGATTGAAGATGATAGAAATCATCAAATTAAAGATCTTCGCTCTCAAATAACTGACAACAGAGACAGCATGAGAAACAATGCTATCAGGATTTCATATCTTGAGCAAGATGATAAGTTGATTAGAGAAAGGGTTGGATTGAATAATGAGTGAAGTGTTAGGTGGAATTATTACGTTGATGATGTTCTTCATGATGGGGGCCTTTTGCCAATATCTTGAATGGCGAAAGGCTGAGAAAAAGCGTGAAGCAGAAGAGTTGCTTGATCTGCAGGCAATGTATGTTTTAGCAGCGCAAGAATATGCTGTACGTCAAGCGGTCATACGTAGCCAGGAAGAACGTAAAAAACGGACGTTTAAAATGAGAAATTGGGACGAGGAAGATCTTAGCGGGTGTAGAAAATAAGGAGAATGATATGAAAGAAAAATCGTACGAACAAGTACTAGATGAAATGATTGAAGAAGACAAGGTCAATAATCCAAATCACTACCAAGGTACATTTGGCCTTGAGGCGATTGAGGTTGTCCGTAATTTTGCAGGAAATTTAACAGCTGTGCAAGGATTTTACTGGGGGAATGCAATTAAGTATCTATTGCGATTCCAAAGCAAGAACGGTTTAGAAGATTTGAAAAAAGCTAGAAAGAATCTGGATTGGTTGATTGAGGAGATGGAAAATGAATAAAAAAGAATTGGTTAAGGCATTGATGAACCGAATGCAAAATTTTGGATATTTCCCAAGTTTTACAAACGTAAAAACTTTTATCAAAGAATATGAAAAATTGACTAATTCGGAGCCAGAAATACCAGTCGTGCCGCAGTTCGTAGCGGATTGGATTGAATATTGCAAGCGTCATAATTTTACATTGTTCGGATGTCTTGATCCTGAAAACGGTTTTGAAAGTTTAGTAAATGAAAGTTTTGAAGGAGATGTTAGAAAATGTATAAGATGGTGTAGAAGAGAAAGTAATATTTTCGCCCGTGCTTGGCTCTATGGGTACACAGTCGAGAAAGAAAAGCGGTATCGAGTGAGAGTTAAAAATGTATTGGCAGGACAAGGAACTTTAAATCGTAACAAGAAGTCAAAAGAATTTATCTTTTCAGATCCAGAAGAAAACTCACTTTATGATACAAAGTTCACCAGCGAAGAGCTTAAAAAAACCGATTTCGGCTGGGTTTTTGATTGTGAGGGAATTGAGATTGAGGAGGTGGAGTAAATGGAAAATTTAATGTTTTGGGGAATGTTCTTTGCTTGTTTGCTGATTTCAGCTATGACATTCTACATTATGTATTCTCAAGCGATGGTCAATAGAGATTTAGAAAGAAAATACTATGACTTAAAACAAGAAATTGTAAGAGTTTTTGGCTGGGAAGAATGGGACTGGGCAAATAATTTTAGGGATTATGCTCGCAAAGTTGATGAACTTATAAAGTTTAAAAAAGAAGTCGAACAGCTTGAAATTATTAAAAAAGCATTAGAGCTCAAAAGTTTGGAAGAGTTGCAAGAAAAGAAAGAACATATTGAAAATGTAATCAAAACGTTAGAAAAATAAAGGAGGCAACCAATGACCGAGATTAAATTAATATTTTTCATTGCCTCTTGCGTGGTATCGTTCTACGCGGGAGTGGTGTTGAGCAAGCCAAAACAGCCAATTATCATTTATCAGGTTGATAATGCAGGCGCTGAAATGCACGGCTATATCACTAACAAAGAGATAATAGACGGACGCTACACAGTCACGGCTGGAGCTTATGGAAAGTTCTTGGTATCGGCAGAACAATATGATCAAATTGAAATTGGGGATGAAGTGCCTGATTATTTGAAAGGGAGAGGAAAATGATCAATAATGTAACACTCATAGGACGGATGACAAGAGATGCAGAATTAAAGCAGACTTCTAGCGGTCAATCAGTCGCTATATTTAACCTGGCTGTTAATCGTAATTTTAAAAATAGCGATGGTGAGAGAGAAGCAGATTTCATCAATTGTGTGATTTGGGGGACTAGCGCCGAAAATTTGGCTAATTGGACAAAAAAGGGGCTTTGATTGCTGTAGTCGGTCGGATACAGACCAGAAATTATGAAAATCAACAAGGTCAACGTGTCTATGTTACTGAAGTTGTTGTAGAAAAATTCCAGACTTTAGAGAAAAAAGACAACGTTTCTAACACAAACAGTCTATATGGTCAAGCACCTAACATCCCCGATGTTAGTGATGATGATTTGCCGTTTTGAAGTTGAAAAATGAAATTAAAAATCTATAGACAAGAAAGTCAGCATAGAGACTACTATTATGTTTATTTGATTTCCGGGAATTTTTACGGAAGTAATTACTGTGCTGAGATATATGATAATTTTGTTGTAATCGATAATTTCGAAGATTTTGCTTATTGGTTTGAACAACAGATTTACTATTTTACTCTTGACCAATTCGAAAAAATCGATGGTATGTGGTTACGGATGATGTACCAAAATTATACAGAACGAGACCAACTTCCGTTTTAAGGAGAAAACATGGACAATTTTAAAAATAACGATTTTGTTGAAAAAATGAAATCAGTAATTGAGGAATACGCATTTCTCGAAGATGAAGTCAAGCGTTGTTATCATGATATGGAAAAATATGAAGCTAAGATCGATGATCTTGAAAAACAAAAAATGAATCTAGTAGAAGCCTTAGCTCGTAAAACTTGGCAAGAAATGGAACAGACAGCATTTAAGCTAAAACAAACTAGAAAGTGGCCTGCTCATTTTATTAGAAAGGGATAAAAGGATGTCAGAAATTAAATGGATCAAAATAACGACAGATATTTTTGACGATGAAAAAATTCGCTTAATCGATGCATTGCCAGAACGAGATGCTATTTTAGTCATCTGGTTCAAAATATTGACTCTTGCCGGTCGAGAAGGTGGGAATGGGTTGCTTATGATGAATAATCGTGTGCATTATACAGATGAAATGCTCTCAACGCTATTTAGTAGACCACTCAATACTGTTAGATTTGCCCTGGCCACATTTGAAAAATATGGAATGATTGAAATCATTGATGGAATTATTTCTTTGCCAAATTGGGAAAAGCATCAAAATATCGAAGGAATCGAAAAAATCAAAGAGCAAACTAGGAAAAGGGTTGCTCGGCATCGTGAAAATCAAAAGAAATTGTTAGAAAGTAACGTTACATGTAACGTTACAGTAACGCAAAGTAACGCAACAGATATAGATATAGATAAAGAATTAGAAAAAGATAAAGAAGAAGAATTAAAGAAACATATAGGGCAGGTAGAAGATGTTGTTTTGCCAGGATGGCTAGATGAAAATGCTCTTGTTGAAGTGCAAAAAAGCAAGCCTAAAAATTATATTTCTAGAATTCCGATAGCTTATCTAAATCAAAAAACAGGAAAATCCTTTAAATTTGTTGAAAAGAATGTCAATTTTGTGAAATCACGATTAAAAGAGGGCTATACTCTAGAAGATTTTAAGCGAGTGATTGATTTAAAAGTCAGTCAATGGCTACATGATGCAAACATGAGCAAGTATCTTAGACCTGAGACCTTGTTTGGAACGAAGTTTGAAGGCTATCTAAATGAAAGACCTATAAAACAAGCACAGGTTTTGCCAGATAATGATATTGGTATTTGAGGTGATAGAATGGTTAGTTTACAAGAAGTAATCGAAGCTTTTGAAAAACAATTTTACCCGTTAGGGGAAATGCAGAAATATATGATGATAAATCATCCTGATCCTCGTGCAGTGCTTGGGAAATTGGCCTTCATGATGGATTGTAGTAGGTCTGGAGGAAGTGCATGAGTTTATATAATTACGTCGAACAAAACTTGGCTTCGTGTGATCAAGTTTGTTCAAAGCATGGAGAGCAGATGTTTGTCATTAAAGGGGTTGACAAGAAGGTTTGTTTTGCCTGCGCTAAAGAATTGATTGAGAAAGATGAACAAAAACTTCAAGATGAGTTTTGGGAGCAGGAAGATAAACGTCTGGAAGCCAGAAGAATTGATGTCCTATTCAATTCTTCAATTGTAAATTCTGAATTGAAGCAGGCAACGCTTGGGAATTACCAGGTTACAGACCAAAGTCAGAAGGACAAGCTTAATGCTGCTATCAGAATAGCAGATGGCTATATTGCTGGAGATACAAATAATGTTCTATTTCTTGGTCCTGCAGGGGTTGGTAAGAGTCATTTAGCTTATGGCATTATTAAGCAGGTTTCTGATAAAACTAAGAAACATGCTATGTTTATCAAAATACCTGAATTGCTTGCCAGAATCAGAAGTGACTTCGGATCATCTGACCAAACTCAGCAGAAATGGGTCTCTCGCTTGTCAAAGGTGCCTTATCTTGTACTAGACGATTTAGGCACAGAGAAGGTCACAGATTGGAGCAAGGAAATCCTATTTTCAATCTTTGATAATCGTAATTGTACGATTATTACAAGCAATCTTAAAAGTAGTGCGCAGATTGGTGAAGTATATGGACAAGCTATTATGGATCGAATCTGCAAAGGTGTTGATAAGGTTCACGGGATTTCATTCGAGGGCATGAAATCACAGAGAAGAAAGTATTATTAAAAAGAAAGGTCAGAAATGGAATTAAGGTTAAAAGAGTTGAGGGAAGATCTTGGCTTATCTGTGAGTGATGTATCTAATGATACAGGTATATCTAAAAGCTCTATTCGCTTGTATGAAAAAGGAGGGATGCCATCAATCAAGCAGATTGAGGCAATCGCTAGAACGTATGATGTCCCCCCCTCATGGCTGATCGGATGGGTTAATAAAAGGGAGGAGAAAATGCCTTTAATAAAAGTGATAGAGAAAGTAGTCTATCGAGAAGTTAAAGGCGCAAGACTTCCGCCCTATCACAATAATGATAATAATGGAAAGCTTATTAAATGGAAAGAGTCTGTCCGACTAGTACCAATCAAAAAGTAATGCAAGGAGGTATCATGGAATATAGTCCAGAAGGAATACCGCTTTTACCAGAAATAAACGAGCAAGAGACGATTAGACGGGCGGAGTCGAAGCTTGAAGAGTATCATCGTTGGAAAATTATTGCTTGCGAGTCGCTTGAGCAAAAAATCACTCAAAGCTTTACGATTGAGCCAAGAGGAGGCGGAGGTCCAAGTAAGCAAGTCGAAAAATTAGGAATTCGAAGAGCAGATGCGACCTCTGAGCTGGAAGCTATTGAGCAATCTATTAGTAATATATTTGATACGGATTATCGTTGTATTTTAATTAATAGATATGTCAGGCAACCTAAATTGCAACATAGTGAGATTGCTAGGTTATTACATATTGAGAATACGAGATATTTTGAGATGAGGAATATGGCCTTGTTAGCCTTCGCTGAACAATACAGAAATGCTGTGCTAGTTGTTGAAAAGCGGAGTAATTGCGGAGTAAATGCGGAGTAAATGCGGAGATTGTTTTGAAAAAATGGTGTTATACTAGTATTATCGAATAATAAGGACTAGGCAGGAACACCCTGCCTTTTTCGTTTGATTGGAGGTGAGGATGTGCGAAAAGTGGAACCAATCCGTGATACAGATGATATCGAACGCATGAAGGATTATCTAAAGGATAAGAATGAACGAGATTATGTGTTGATGATCACTGGATTGTATTCGGGTATGCGGATCAGCGACATCCTTCCATTAAAAGTCAAGAGCGTAAAGGGAAGTCACATTGAAGTAACCGAACGTAAGACAGGCAAGACTAAGAGGTTCGCTATTAATCCTGTCTTAAGAAAAGCTCTCGATCATTATATTAAAGAGAATGATCTGAAAGATTATGATTATCTATTCCCATCTAGGAAGAAAGTGAACAGCGAAGGTCTTAGGATAACACACATTGGTAGGGTAGCTGCTTACCAGATTTTGAAAGATGCAGGAGAACATACAGGTCTTCCCAATATCGGTACGCACTCCATGAGGAAGACCTTCGGTTATCATCATTACAGAAAGAATCAAAATGTAGGGATATTGATGGAATTATTCAATCATTCTTCACCTGACATCACTTTGGGATATATAGGATTCAAGCAAGATGAACTAGATAATAGCATGCTGAATTTCAGCTATTAAAGATATTTATTTAACATAATAAAAAAAAGTAAATTCATATCAAGAAAAATCAAATATATCTTATGAGAGAGTAAGGAAGACGGCCCTATGGTTTAAATTAACAGAATATAAGATATGTTAAATTCAAGTACCCTCCCCCCTTAATAAAAAATGGGGCAGGCTTGATAAAAAATACCCTGGGTTATCTAAAAAAATGATATTAAAAATATCACCCCCCTACCTAAAAAAGAAAGGCCCCCCATCAATGAATACCCTACGGCAAGATAGAACAGGACCGCATCGAGTAGCTTTTGAAAAGAATAAAAAGATTATCCTTAAAACAAGAAATACTTGTGGAATATGCGGACTACCCGTAGACAAGTCTTTGAAGTACCCGCACCCTTTGAGTCCAGTTATCGATCACATCATTCCAATCAATAGAAACGGTCATCCATCCGACATCAAGAACTTGCAGTTGTCGCATTGGCAATGTAATAGACAGAAGTCTGATAAGTTGTATGCTGATGATAAATCAACGGGTAGCTCAGTTGTTGGGAACAGGAATCTGCCACAGAGCAGAGACTGGACGAAATACAGATCGTAAATGATTTTAAAAATATTTTTAAAAATCATAGAAATAATTAAAAAAATAAAAAAATAGTAATTTTTTTAAAAAAGTAAAAAAATAATAATTTTGAAGATTCTTGAGAAAAAATAAAAATTTTAAAATTTTTTAAAATTGCCAAAGGTGGGGGGTTACCCCCTCCCCAATGGCTCGGCCGAGCTTCACGCCGTCACTGTACATTTTTTCTCGCGCCAAATCTCAAGACGAAAGGAGACTGAATTGGAATTAAGAGGGATTGACTATCTGAGAAGAAAACTTGAATCTTGTAGGTTAAGAGTTAATCTGAGATACAAGCATTACGCCATGAAATATTATGAAGCGCCGATAGGAATAACGATTCCTCCAAATATCAGGGCGCAGTATAGGTCTACTTTGGGGTGGGCTGCAAAGGGAGTAGATAGTCTTGCAGATCGTTTGATTTTTAGAGAATTTGCCAATGATAATTTTGAAGTTATGGAAATCTTCAATCGGAACAATCCTGATATCTTCTTTGATAGCACTATTCTATCAGCACTGATTGGATCGTGTAGTTTTATCTATATTTCGAAAGACGAAGATGATGAGGTGAGATTACAAGTCATTGAATCGAGTAATGCGACTGGAGTAATTGATCCTATTACTGGATTGCTTGTTGAAGGTTATGCGGTATTGGCTAGGGACGATTATGGTCGGGCAACTTTAGAGGCTTACTTTGAGCCAAATGCAACGCATTTTATTCCTAAGGATGGTCGTCCTTACTCAATCAGTAATCCGACTAACATTCCGCTGTTGGTCCCTGTGATTCATCGTCCTGATGCGGTCAGACCGTTTGGTCGTAGTCGTATCACGAGAGCTGGCATGTATTATCAAAAATATGCTAAGCGTACTTTGGAGCGGGCGGATATTACGGCAGAGTTCTACTCATGGCCTCAAAAGTATATTCTTGGACTGGATCCTGATGCAGAGCCTTTGGAAAAATGGCAAGCGACTGTATCAAGCCTGTTGACGATTTCGGCTAGTGATAATGGGGAAAAGCCAAACGTTGGCCAGTTTAGCACTGCCAGCATGTCTCCTTTTACCGAACAGCTAAGAACAGCTGCTGCTGGATTTGCTGGAGAGATGGGATTGACCTTGGATGATCTTGGTTTTGTCTCAGATAATCCGTCTTCAGTTGAAGCAATCAAAGCTAGTCACGAAAATTTGCGTTTGGCTGGTAGGAAGGCTCAGCGGTCGCTGGGGGCTGGTCTGCTAAATGTGGCTTATGTTGCTGCTTGCTTGCGTGACGAGTTTCGTTATGCCAGAAGCCAATTTGTGAGAACCAAAGTCAAGTGGGAGCCTTTGTTTGAAGCTGATGCTAACATGCTAACGATGATTGGTGATGGTGCTATCAAGCTGAATCAGACTTTACCTGGTTATATCAACGCTGAAACTATTCGTGATCTTACAGGAATTGCAGGTGATATGTCTGCTGTGCCTATTGTAATTGAAGGTGAATCAGATGGAACATGATGTTTTACCCGCTATTCTTCAAGAAGTTCAAGAAAGATTTGAGAGTGATTTTGGCAAGAGTGAGATTGTCAGAAATGCATTTGAAACATTAAAAGCAAAGAAAGCAACTTACAAAACAGCAAATGAGTTTGCTATTGAGGTCGGAGAAATTCTTTCTAAGGCTCTAGGGGCTTCTTTAATCGCTGATAAATTGCCAGATGGAAAAATGTATTACAATATCGCTCAACGGTTGTTGTCGGACGTTCTAGGGCGTAATTATGAGATAATAAGCGGTTATACGAGAGATGTACAGAAGAAACTGAATACAGATGCAAAAATCAGTTTGAAAGTGCAAGTCCCTGAATTGAATCAGGATAGAATTGCTGGCATTGTTAATCGATTGGCAACTGAAGAAAAATTTGAAGATGTCAGTTGGTTGTTTGGTGAGCCTATTGTTAATTTTTCTCAATCTATCATTGATGATAGTATTCAAAAAAATGCGGAGTTTCATTACAAATCTGGATTACAACCTGAAATTGTTAGAAAATCTTTTTTTCACTGCTGTGATTGGTGTCAAGAGGTTCAAGGTAGCTATAAATATCCAAGAGTTCCGAGAAATGTTTATAGGAGGCATCAACATTGCCGTTGTACTGTTGACTATGATCCAAAAAGCGGGAAAGTTAAAGATATTTGGAGCAAAATTTGGAGAAAAACAGATGAAAGTGATAAGATAGAAGCAAGAAAAGATATCAATGGAACATCTCAAATGAGCGAAGTGAGAAAACTTGCTCTTCAAGAAGGAATTCCCTCGAATCCTATCAAAAAGAGTCGTAAAAAACTAACTGATGAACAAATCATCACTGCTGTTAGTGGCGGTGATAAAACAAAAGGATCATGTTCGTCAGCAGCATTTGCTTATATTGGAAATAAAGGCGGTTATACTGTTTTAGATTTTCGAGGAGGTAAAAGCTGTGACTTCTTTTCTAGAGACAGTAGAATACAAATGATAGGAAATCTTCCTGGTGTTAAAATGCATGTCGTTAAAAACACGAATGACTTTACTGCAGTCAGAGAATTATTGAAAAAGGTAGAAGATGGGAACGAATATTACTTAGCAACAGGTAGGCATGCGGCTGTTATAAGAAAAAATGAAGGACGTTTTGAATATTTGGAGTTGCAATCCAGAATATCAAACGGGTATAAACCATTAGATAATGTTGTTCTGAAAGAAAGATTCAAGTGTAAAAAAACACATAGTACCAGACATGGAAAATATGAAGTGGATAGTTATATCATCGATTCAAATTCATTGAAAGATAATCCTGAGTTCCATAATTTATTGAGCTTCATTAACACAGCTGGTTCTAAGCAAATGAAAGGAATTGAAGGCCATGAAAAGTGATTATGAAGAAGTAAATTGGTCCGAATATTGCTATAAAGAAAATGATGGCGATAAAACTTGGTGGGTTGATACGTCATGGTTTGCTAGAGGATTGATGTTGTTTACATTTGATAAGAAAAAGTTCTATAACCTTTTTGAAGATTATCCTAATAATATGACTTTAGAAGAGGTTGAAATCTTTGATAAAGAAAATCCATTTTGGGCTGAGTTTTTTTCAGACCGAAAATAGTAATTTTAAGCACTCGAAAGAGTGCTTTTATTGTGGTTTAGATTAGGAGGTGATCCGATATCTCCCAGCGAGAGGGTTATCATGCGAGGACGATTGAAAGGAAATTAGAATGGCGAGGAAGAAACTTGGCAATCAGAATCCTACTCAATCGGTGATTTTAAAATACGTCAAGAAAAATTCAAAAGCTAAAGAAGCGATTGAACTTTACGAACGGACTGGTCTTTCTTGCTATGCTTGGCAGAAAAATCTGCTATTACCTTTAATGGCAGTAGATAAAAACGGACTATGGGTACACCAAAAGTTTGGCTACTCTATACCTCGTCGTAATGGGAAGTCTGAAATTCTCTATATAGCTGAAATTTGGGCGCTGCATAAAGGATTGAATATCCTACATACAGCTCACCGGATTTCTACCTCTCACGCCTCTTTTGAAAAGGTCAAACGCCACCTTGAAAAAATTGGGTATGTGGATGGTGAGGATTTCAATTCCATTCGAGCGAAGGGGCAGGAGAGAATTGAACTTTATTCAACGGGTGGTGTTGTCCAATTCCGTACTAGGACATCAAATGGTGGTCTTGGTGAAGGTTTTGATATGCTGATCATTGACGAGGCTCAAGAGTACACGACCGAGCAAGAATCTGCTTTGAAATACACGGTTACGGACAGTGAAAATCCTATCACAATCATGTGTGGAACACCTCCAACACCTGTGTCGAGTGGTACGGTCTTTACTAAATACCGTGAGACTTGTCTCTTTGGTAAAGGGAAGTATTCTGGATGGGCTGAATGGTCGGTTTCTGACGAAAAGGAAATTGACGATGTAGAAGCCTGGTATAATTCTAATCCATCCATGGGCTACCACTTAAATGAGCGGAAGATTGAGGCAGAGCTTGGTGAGGATAAGCTGGACCATAATATTCAACGTTTGGGATTTTGGCCAACTTACAACCAAAAATCTGCTATTTCTGAAACTGAGTGGAATGAGCTCAAAGTGGATGATGTTCCAGAATTATCTGGTAAGCTGTTTGTTGGTATTAAGTACGGTCAAGATGGAACGAACGTGGCATTGAGTATTGCTGCACGGACTAAAGATGGTCGTTACTTTATTGAGACAGTTGATTGTCAGTCTGTTCGTAATGGTAATGAGTGGATGGTTGCTTTCTTGCGTCAAGCAGATGTAGCTCAAATCGTAGTCGATGGAGCTAGTGGTCAAAAGATCCTGGACGAAGAGTTGAAGGACTACAGAATCAAGAATGTGATTCTACCTACGGTGAAAGAAATCATCGTGGCCAACGCTCTTTGGGAACAGGGAATTTACCAGAAAACCATTTGTCACTCTGGTCAGCCGTCATTGTCTAAAGTAGCCACTAACTGCGATAAGCGGAATATTGGTTCAAATGGTGGTTTTGGCTATCGATCGCACTTTGACGATATGGATATTTCTTTGATGGATAGCGCTTTGCTTGCGCATTGGGCTTGTGCTACGGCCAAGCCTAAGAAAAAGCAAAAAATCAGTTATTAAAATAAGCAGTCTTGTGACTGCTTTTTTTGATGCCCAAAAAATTACCGAACTGCCGGGGAAGCAGGAGAAAGGAGACATGAGAATGTCAGAATTTAAACCAATCACTACACAAGAAGAATTTGATGCTGCTATTAAAGCCCGCTTATCTCGTGAGAAAGAGAAATATGGAGACTATGACCAGCTCAAATCTCGTGTTACCGAATTGGAAGAAGAAAATGTTGGCTTGAAGTCAACGATCGAAGCTACTAATCAAAGTAAGGCAGATTCGGATAAGCAACTTGAGGAAATGCAGAAACAAATCGCTGGTTATGAGACAGCTAGTCTGCGAACTCGGATTGCTTTGCAAAACGGCTTGCCTTATGACTTAGCTGATCGCTTGCAAGGTACCGACGAAGAAAGTTTAACAGCAGATGCGGAACGTTTGGCTGGGTTTATGAAAAAATCTCAACCAAGTTACCCGCTCGGAACAAATGAGCCTAGCTCAATTGATGACAAAGATGCAGCATTAAAAGGAATGTTGCACAAAATGAGAGGAGAATAATTTATGGCAACACTACAAACAGGGGATCTTTTCCCAGTCGAAACAGTCCAAGACATTTTTAGCAAGGTAAAGGGGCATTCCACTCTTGCAAAGCTTACTACTCAAGAACCTATTCCATTTTCTGGAACTGAAACATTTGTATTCAATCTCGAAGGAAATGCTGAAATTGTAGGTGAAGGTAATCCTTCAAGTGCTGGAAGTGCAACTCTGAAACCGAAAGTGATCAAGCCTATTTTGATTACTTATCAAGCACGGGTATCTGAGGAATTTGTACATTGTTCAGAAGAAAAACAATTATCTTACCTCAAATCCTTTATTGATGGCTTGTCTAAGAAAGTAGCACAAGCAATTGATATCGCTTCATTCCATGGCCTTGAACCAAAATCAATGACAGATGCTTCTTTCAAAACCACCAACTCATTTGATGGTTTGATTACAGGAAATGTAGTGACATATGAAGCAGATAAAATCGATGAAAATATTGATGCTGCTGTTGCAACTGTAACTGCAAATGATTGTGAAGTAAATGGAATCGCATTGTCTCCAGCTGCAGGGGCTGCACTTGGAAAAATCAAGGTGAACGGGGTAGTCCAATATCCTGAATACCGTTTTGGTCAAAACCCAGATTCATTTTATGGAATGAAGTCAGATGTCAATAAAACATTGACAACAGTTGCAAACTCAGCTAAAAAAGACCATGTTATCGTTGGTGATTTTGAAAATGCCGTCAAATGGGGATATGCAGACGAAATTCCTCTTGAAATCATTAAATACGGCGATCCAGACGGTGCTGGCCGTGACTTGAAACGTTATCGCGAAGTTTGTTTGCGTACAGAAGTGTATGTAGGTTGGGGAATTCTTGACGAACAAGCATTTGCTCGTGTGGAGGCTTAATATGGAATATATCAACAAAGAAACATTAGTAACAATTGAAACAGACAGTAAATTGGCTGGCGATTGGGTACCAGCTGATCAAGTAAAAACTGTGGATTCGCAAGAAGCAGCAGATAGTCAGGGAGATCTGACTATCGCCCAAATTAAGGCCCGCTTAGATGAGCTAGGTGTTGAATACGACAAAGGAGCTAAGAAGGCTGACTTGCTTGCTCTTTTAGAACAACATGAAGGGTAGTTAAAATGACAACATTTGCAACAGTAGAAGACCTTGAAACTTTGTGGCGTTCCTTGAAATTTGATGAACGAAAGAGAGCAGAGGCACTGTTGTCAATAGTGTCAGACTCTCTTCGTGAGGAAGCTAAGAAAGTCAGCAAGGATTTGGATAAGATGGTAGCTGAAAGCCCATCTTATTCAAGTGTCGTGAAATCTGTAACTGTAGATGTGGCAGCTCGTACTTTGATGACCTCAACAGATCAGGAGCCGATGACTCAGATGGCTGAGTCAGCCATGGGATATTCCTTTAGTGGATCTTATTTGGTCCCTGGCGGAGGACTCTTCATCAAGGATTCAGAGTTGAAGCGCTTGGGATTGAAAAAGCAAAGATATGGGGTGATTGAACTTTATGGGACGAATTAAAGGAATTACAGTTACTCTTATCGAGACCAAAGAGAAAGGGAGGGATGACTTCGGTCATCCCATTTTTGAGGAAATTGAAATTCAAGTGGATAATGTCCTCGTTTCTCCTACTTCAACCGATGATGTCACAAGTCAAATGAACTTGACTGGAAGAAAGGCAGAATACACTCTAGCTATTCCCAAAGGTGATACTCATGATTGGGAGAATAAAGAAGTTTTGTTTTTTGGCAAGCGTTGGAAAACTTTTGGGATTCCACTTGAAGGCATTGAGGAAATGATTCCTTTGAGCTGGAATAAGAAAGTGATGGTGGAGCGCTATGGGTAATTCGGATTTTAAGTTAAATCGTGCTGGAGTGTCTGAATTAATGAAATCAGGTCCTATGCAGAAGGTCCTGTCTCAATATGCATCAGACATACAAGCTAGGTGCGGTGATGGTTATGTGAAAGATGTCCATGTTGGTAAAAATCGTGCTAATGCTATGGTTAGAGCTAAAACCAGAAAAGCCAAAAAGGACAACTTAAAAAATAATACTCTCTTGAAGGCGGTGAGATGAATGATTGAGATTGTGGTTAAAAAATATCTTGACGGTCATTTATCTGTTCCGTCATTTTTTGAACACGAGACGACAATGCCGAAAGAATTTGTTATTGTAGAAAAGACTAGAGGAGCTAATAAGGATTACGCAAAATCTGCTACATTTGCTTTCCAAAGTTATGCAAGTAGCTTGCAAAAAGCCGCTGAATTAAACGAGAAGGTTAAGAAAGTCATCTATGACATGATCGAGCTAAATGAAATCAGTGGAATCCACCTAAACAGTGATTACAATTTTACAGACACAGAAACTAAAAAATATCGTTATCAAGCGGTATTTGACATAAATTATTTTTAAGAAATGGAGAATGGAATGGGATCAGAAGCTCAAACTACTCAAACAACATCAACAATTTCGTCATCATTGGTGACTACTGCTAAACCAAAGGTTGGTGGAGCAATTTATTCGGCACCAGCTGGAACAGCGTTGCCTACAGATGCGACTTCAGCATTAGATAAGAAATTTGCATCGCTTGGATACATTTCGGAAGATGGACTGGAAAATGAAAACTCTCCTGAATCTGAAAACGTGAAGGCCTGGGGCGGTGACATCGTGCACTCTTCGCTGACAGAAAAGCCTGATACTTTTAACTATACATTGATTGAAGCATTGAATCTCAATGTTCTAAAAGAAGTTTATGGAGCTGACAATGTATCTGGAGATCTGAAAACAGGCATCACTATCAAGGCCAATTCGAAAGAACTTGCTAGTCATTGCGTAGTGATTGATATGATTTTAAAAGATGGTACATTTAAGCGGATTGTTATTCCTCAAGGAAAGGTTACTTCAATCGGCACCATCTCTTACAAGGATGCTGAAACTGTAGGCTATCAAACAACACTTACAGCATTTCCAAACGCTGACGGTGACACTCACTACGAATACATCAAAGGAGAATAATATATGTCTGAAATTAAATCATTTAAAGGGACTACTTCAACAGGCTTTGAGTTTGATATTAGTCAAAAACGAATGGAAAACTACGAAGTCCTTGAGGTTTTAGCTGAAATTGATAGCAATCCTCTGTTGGTACCAAAACTGTTAAAATTGCTTTTGGGAGAGCAAGCGGAAGACTTGAAAAACCATGTCAGAGACGAAGATGGAATGGTTTCAACTGATAAGCTGATGAAAGAAATCACAGATATCTTTGAATCTCCGTCAGTAAAAAAATAGTAGCCCTCTCTAGAATGATTCAGACAGATGAGGATGCCTTGATTTGTGATTTAGCTGAAACGTATCAAATCTATGACTACAGACAGCTACCTGCTTATCAGGTAGCTGTTTTTTCGTATGGGTTGCGTGATGATTCGAGGATCAAAGTCGCAATGTCAGGGCAGAATGTCTCAATGCAGTTACTCATCCAGGCAAGTATTTTAGATAGATTATCTATGCTGGTCTGGTTTAATACCAAGGACGGCCAGAATGGGATTAATCGTCCTGTCTCGATGGTTGATCAGTTGACGAAGGTCGAAGAGGAACAGGAGCAGATGACATTTGCATCTGGAGAGGAATTTGAAAACTATAGAAATGAAATGTTGAAAAAAATTGGAGGAGGTAGTTAATGGCAACAGAATTAGGCCAAGCTTATGTGCAGATTATGCCTTCTGCTCGTGGAATCAGCGGGAAGATTAAAGCTGCTATCTCGCCAGAAGTAGAATCTGCTGGGCAAAGTGCTGGTGCATCTCTAGGAGAGAGGATGGTCAGCCTTGCTAAGAAGGCTATTGCAGTTGCTGGAATTGGGAAGTTCTTTTCTGCTTCAATCATGGAGGGGGCAAATCTTCAGCAATCTTTAGGAGGTATTGAAACACTTTTCAAAGGGTCAGCGGATACTGTTAAGAAATATGCTAACGAGGCATACAAAACGACAGGTCTCTCAGCAAATGCCTACATGGAAAATGTGACTGGCTTTAGTGCAAGCTTGCTGCAGTCTTTGGGTGGCGATACTCGGAAGGCTGCAGATGTGGCTAACATGGCTATGGTCGATATGGCTGATAACAGCAATAAGATGGGTACTTCCATGGATCGTATTCAGGACGCTTATCAAGGGTTTGCTAAGCAGAATTATACGATGTTGGATAACCTTAAGCTCGGTTACGGCGGTACCAAGACTGAAATGGAGCGCTTGCTAGCTGATGCTACTAAACTGACGGGTGTTAAGTATGATATTAATAATCTGTCAGATGTGTATCAAGCTATTCACGCTATCCAAGAAAATCTAGACATTACTGGTACGACAGCTAAAGAAGCGGCAACTACCTTTACTGGATCCTTTTCAGCAATGAAAGCTGCTGCTCAAAATGTTTTGGGAAATTTGGCCCTTGGGAAAGATATCGGCCCATCGCTTCATAGTTTATATGAAACAGCTAAGACATTTTTGGTTGGAAATCTCATCCCTATGATCGGGAATGTCTTAAAAGGGATTCCTCACCTTATTTATGGAATCTTGCAGGATGGCCTTACTGCTGTTTTTGGCGAGGGGATTGCTGAGCCAATCCTAGAATGGGTGTATAACACTTTTGCGGATATTAGCGCAATTGCAAATACATTGTTTGATATGCTATTTGGGTCGATGAACAAGAAGGACAATGTTGATTTTTTAAAAAGCTACTTGGGCATCGATGAAAAGACAGCTAATAGTATTGTTAATATTGGTGAGAATATCCGTGTGACCTTCGAGAATATCGGGGCTACCATCGGAAATATCGCTGGTATTGTAGGAAGCTTTGTCAGTGATCTACTTGGGATTGGTGGAAGTGAACAAAGTGTGAACTTAATAGCTTCAGCATTTGAAGGTCTTACTAAATTTTTGAGGAGTGCATCTGAGAAATTAAAAGATTTTACCAAATGGATTAACGAAAACAAAACAGCTATGGACTTAGTTAAATCGGCACTAGCCGGAGCTTTAGCCGGATTTATGGCATTTAAAGCAGTTACTACCGTAAAAGCAATTATCTTAGATTTTAAAAAAGCAATCACAGCAGTAAAAGGAGCAATAGCGGCTTTTAATGCTGCAATTGCCGGTAATCCTGTTGGAGCATGGATTGTTGCAATAACAGCAGTAGTTGCTGCATTAACTTGGTTCTTTACTCAAACCGAGACAGGTCGTAAGATTTGGAGTGGCTTCGTATCATGGATAAAATCTGCATGGAAAGGGATTGCTGAATTCTTCTCTGGTCTTTGGAAAGGAATTTCTGATGGAGCTATCAATCTTTGGAATGGAGTGGTAGCAGTTTGGAATGGTGTCATTAATGGTATCAAGTCAGCATGGGAAGGAATCAAAGAATTTTTCTCTGGTCTTTGGAGTGGTATCTCTGATGGAGCTTCAAATGCATGGAACGGAACGATCGAGGGGATTAAATCTGCTTGGCAAGGAATTTCCGATTTCTTTTCTGGATTGTGGGAATCAATCACTAGTTTAGCAAGTACAGCATGGACCACAATCACCAACACAGTTTTATCGATTGTGCAACCTTTCATCGATACTTTCATGAGCATCTGGAATGGCATGAAAGATGGTATTTCTCAGGTATTCGAAGGGATTAAGTCTATTTTTACTGGTGCTTGGGAGTTGATTAAAAGTATTGTATTAGGAGCGGTCCTGTTCATCATTGATTTGGTAACACTTGATTTTAAGAAGTTAGGTGAGGATTTGGGATTAATCTGGGATGGTATTAAGAATGCCATTTCAACTGTTTGGAATGGTATATGTACTTTCTTCTCAGGGATCATTAATACAATTATTGGTTTCTTTACTGGAGCTTTTGAAGGACTAAAGACATTTTTGGCGGGAGTCTGGGATGCAATTAAAACGGTAGCTGAGACTGCATGGAATTTAATTACATCTGGTATAAAAGCCATTATTGATGGCTTTATTGCTGGCGCTCAAGCTGTATGGGATGGTTTTAAAGGATTTCTATCTGGTCTTTGGGACGGCATCAAAACAACAGCAATAAACATGTGGAACGGGATCTGTTCTGGCATAAAAGCCATTATTGATGGTTTTATTGCTAGTGCACAAGCTGCATGGAATGGATTTAAGGGTTTTATGGCTGGACTTTGGGACGGCATTAAATCCACGGCAACAAACATGTGGAATGGCATCAAAACAGGTACTTTAAATATAATTGATGGCTTAGTTTCTGGCGCACAAAGGCTTTGGGACGGCATGAAAAATGGCGTTAAAAATCTTTGCGATGGTGTTAAAAATCTATTTAGTGGCTTGGCTCATATTGACTTGGCTGGCGCTGGTAAGGCAATCATGAATGGTTTCCTTGGTGGTTTGAAAGCTGTCTGGGGTGGTATTCAGGATTTCGTTGGCGGTATTGCTGGCTGGATCCGGAAGCACAAAGGGCCGATTTCTTACGACCGGAAATTGCTGATTCCTGCTGGTAGGGCAATCATGGGCGGATTCGATAAATCATTGCAAGAGAGCTTTAAAGGTGTTCAAAAAACAGTCGGAGGCGTTGCTGGCTGGATTTCAGATGCTGTTTCTGGAGATGGTTTTGATTTTGGAAATGATACTGCCTTTAATCGCAATATCACATCTACACTTCAGATGCCGAACAGTAAATACGAGACTGCAGAGTCTAAAATGGTTTCTGAGATTGCCATTCTAAGGTCAAGTTTAGATGTGTGGCTTGAGAAGATATTAAACAAAGACCCTAACACTTACTTAGACGGTGAGAAAATGGCTATTAATGCTTATCAGCGCCAAGGGCAAATCATGGCTAGAGAGGGGATTTAATGGCAGTAAATTATCTGATCATCAATACATTTAATACTAACACGATAACAGATAGTGTGGTAACTGATTTTGGAGATATTAAAGGCGCCATCCCTCGCTATGATGAACAGAAGAAACTCTATGGGACCAATGGTCAATACAATATCGAGGATGGTGCTTATGATGGCTATGAGCGGACGTTGAAGATTTTTGTAAAACGATACGAGGACGCTCAGGCAATCATCAATGCATTTAATAAGCTTGATAATGTGCTGGAATTTAGTTATCAGCCTGATAGTATCCACTATGCTGATCTGTTAGATTCAGAAATATCACTTCACGGCCAAAACAACTGGATTGTCAGCATCAGAGTATATCAACATCCTTTTAGATATACTAAGAATGTCCAAGATGTTGTTTTAGGCAGCAGTGGGACAGTGACTAATCCAGGGACGGTCTACTCAGAGCCTATCATTACGATCGAGGGACAAGGTGAAGTAACTTTAACCATCGGAAACCAGACAATGGTTTTGAACCTTTCTGGTGGGGCTAAAATTGACTGTAGACAACGTAAGCAAAATGTCTACACGTTAAATGGACAACTGCAAAACACTATCCGAGTAAGAGGTCCGTTCTTCGAACTAAAGCCAGGAATTAGTGGGATTACGACTGCCGGAAACGTGTCTAAAATTAAAATTCAAGGGAATTGGAGGTATCGCATTTGATTTATTTAAAAGAGGGGAATATCCCTCTTAATTTTTGTTTTGAAGATGACATCACTCAAGAAGCAAACAATACTTATCAATTGTCCTTTAAATTCCCTGTTAGTGACGATAAATGGGTTTTGTTAAAGAACGAAGTGCATTTGCTTGCTGATGATTTATTTGGAGAGCAAGAGTTTGTCATCATTGATGTTCAAAAGGGGCATGGATATATCACTGTATATGCAAATCAAGTAGCAACTTTGCTAAATGGGCAAAGCGTCCGTAAGATTGATGTGGATCGAGCTAACGGAATGACAGTGATGAATAAGCTGGTAGAAGGACTAAAAAGAGAATGTCCTTTTACCTTTTTCTCAGACATCCAGGACAAGCACACTCTCAGACTCGACAATGTATCGGTAATTGATGCGCTCACAAAAGGTCAACATTCGATTATTGGTCAATGGGGCGGTGATTTAGTCCGTGATAAATATTCGGTTAGGCTGCTGAAAAATGGAGGGATTGAAAATCAATCTCTTTTTATGTACAAGAAGAATCTATCTGAATACAAAGAATCGACCACTACAAAATCTCTTAAAACAAGAATCCACTTCCGCAAGGTCATTACTGCATCTGGTGAGGGTGAGAAAGAGAAAATCCTTGAAGTCACCGTGGACAGTCCACTGGTAGATAAGTACAAACATATCTATGAGTATGATATGGAAGTCCAAGATCAGGATGTTAAAACTCTTGATGATTTGAAAGAATATGGTAAGAAATACTTTCAATCAAGTCTGTGTGACCTGCCTGAAGAGAATCTAGAGATTAATGTTATCGGTCAAGCTGACCAGCCTGTTAAACTTTTTGATACAGTATCAATTTATTATGAGCTATACGATGTGGATATTCGAAAGAAAATCACAAAGTATAGTTATAGTCCGATGGCCAAGAAGTTAAAGAAAATTAGTTTTGGCAAAATTTCTCGATCGCTAGGTGGAGCTATTGGCCAAATCATTGATGATTCAGTGAAGGACAAAATTGCTAGTCATGATGCTGCTTACGATGCAAAGGTCCAGCAACTTATCGATAATGCTAATGCTGAGTACGATAAGAAAGCTAAGAGTCTAGAGCAGGACATCACTGACGGAATCGAGCAGGCCAAAGCTAAAGCAGAAGTAGTTAAGGAAGAGATCAATGCTGAAATCTCTGAGAAAATAAAAGCTGCTAACAAGGCCAATAAAGATGAAATTGTAGAAGAGTTTAAAGCTAAATACAATGGCATCGAGGTTAAGGTAGAGGATCTTAAGGCTACTGCTAACGGGCTGTCAGAAATGAACACTGCAATCCAACAAGAAATGGATAACTTTAAAACCTCGACTGCAAGCAAGTTTGCTGGCATTTCAGGCGCACAATCCCATTATGAGCAAAGTACCAATAAGGCCATTTCTGACCTTGTTAAGGTAACACAAAATAAAGCTGACCGTTCTTATGTAGAGCAGACGGCCCATGGGATTAAAGAGACAATCTCAAATATCAAAATCGGTAGACGAAATTTGATAAAAGGGACTCGTCTATTCCCAGGGGTTAGGGGAGTAGTCGGTGAATTTAATGGTTTTAAAGTAATTCGGTCCGAGATCACGAAAGAAAATCAAAAGGTTGTTGACCCGTTCGTGACGAATACAACTGTACCAATGATCGGAACCGAATATACAGCTGTGTTTTGGGCCAGGGCTTCTCGCAATGACTATAGATGCGTACTGCATCTATTTAGTCCTAACAGTGTTACAAAAGTAGTTACTAGTACAGGATTTGTTGCAGACAACTTGATCGATGGATATGCCATATTTACTATAACGACTGAATGGAGGCCATATTGGGTAAAATGGACCCAAACGCCTGTGAGTGTACCGAAACGTGTTATTTTTGGCCGACACGGGGCCAATTATGGTCAGAAGAAAGGTGACTGGCTTGAAATATGCGCCCCCGCCGTTTTCGAAGGGAATATGCCTGGCGACTGGAACGAAGCACCCGAAGATGCAACGAGTACGTTCCAAGCCGAGTTTGAAAAAACTGCTAGAGGTTTAGAGACTAAAATAACATCTTTTGAATCTTATGTGCAGGCAGATGGGGCACGTCAGGAAACTCTCAAGAAATACATCGAGGATAAGACAGCATCTAGCTTGAGCGCATTTAGAGAAAATATAGAATCTGGCTATATATCAAAATCCAAATATGAAGAAGATTCTCGTGGGATTACTCGAAAGTTTGAAGAGTTAAAAACTGGTGGACAAAATCTTGTCTTGAACAGTGGTGATCCTCAAAATATGAATAATTGGGGTGAAATCTCTCCTGATTCAGCCCCAACAGCGCAAATAGTGACGAATTCTTTATACTTTAATGAAACACGTAAGCTGATAGCTTTAAACAATAGGAACAGTACGCTTCAGGAATTCCTTTCTTCTCGTCGCTTTAATGTTAGGCAGAACACTACTTATACAATTGGAGTCACACTTTTTTGTTCAGAGAATTTAAAAGGTGCTGATTTAGTAGTATTACTTAGAAGAAGAGGATATGCTCAACTATTTGAGAGGGCTATTTCATTACTTAAAGAAATACAGTTGCCGAATAATGAAGCTAAAAGGTTTTATTTTAAGTTCAATTCTGAAATTTATGACGAAGCCTTTTTGAGATTTGGCAATGAAGGTAGGACTGACGATAATGAATCTGTGCTATATGTTGCTGATGTGGATGTATACGAGGGAACGATTGAGCGACCTTGGCAGGCTGCTGAAGACGAAGCAGGCAAAAAGCTGGAAGCAAAAATGGCAGAATATAGCCAGACTATAGATGGTGAATTGAAGAAATTGACAAGTCAAATTGATGACACTATCAAGAAGACTGATGTAAACATCACACCAGGTCAAATTACTTTCGGCGCAGGAAAGACCATCAATGGTAAGACAATTAGCTCCTTGTTTGTACAGGATCCTGAATCAATTGCCTTGATTTCAAGACTCATCAAAGTGAAAGGGGATATGATCGTTGATGGGTCCATTTTAGGACGTCATCTTAAAACGGGCACGCTGGAGACGGGTCACTTTAAGGCTGGCTCAGTAACCAGTGAAATTTTGGCAGCTAACGCTGTTACTGCTGATAAGGTTCAGGTTGACTATGCCTTGATCAGTAAATTAATTGCTAACCAGGCATTTATCCGTGAGTTGACTTCTCAGAGAGCATTTATTACTCAGATTAACTCGATTGATTTCAGTGCTGAGCGTATGCAGGGTGGTCGGTTGCTTTCAATTAATAAAGCGACTGACTTTAATCTAAATGATGGAAGCATTAATTTATATTCGAATACAGGAGTCATCAGGCGGATTGATGACACTACATCATCAGAATTTATCAAGTTGAATCAGGGCGGATTTATCGGTGAGCGGGTGAGGGATTCGAAGGCTGCCCGAATCATAATTGGTACTAACCATGACAAAACGGAGAATACTGAGAATGAGACATTCGCTGGAACTCGTCTCTGGTCTGGTAAGAGTGGGGCAGAAAATGAATCGCTCTATGAAGTCGTATCAGACCGTATCATCTTCTACTCAAACGGACGTTATCGTAGCCCGTGGATTATCCACAATAATACGCGAGATGGAAGCTCTTATCTGATTCCAGGGAACGAAAAGGGCGTACGGCACAATTTGGGGCGTGGTGACAAGCATTTTTCAGGAGCTTGGATAGATAACATTTTTATAGGTAAAAACGCTTATAACGTTGGTACTTATTTATGGGATCTATTGACATGCCTTGGTCAAATTTCCAAATATGGCTGGGATCTGAAAAACCAGAACATCAGAAGTCACATAACGGGCGTACTTAACAAGTACAGCTTTAAATAGAAAAAGGAGAAAACATGGAAGAAAATATCTTACTAGCAATCATCACTGAGTTAAATCAACAGCTCAGTGATAAAACACTCAATGAGGTCGAATATAAAGTCCGACTGAATGATGCACAACAAAGACTAGCTCAACTTTATGACGAAGTTGAAGCCTATCGCTCTGTCCTCGAATCTGATAAAGATTTGAAGGATCTCTTTGAAGAAATTAAAAATAAAAATGAGGTAACTGCTTAATGGACTACAAAGTACAATCAAGATTTTTCGATCCTATCACAAACACAACCAAAGTCGCAATCAAGCAAGACTTCCCATATCGTGTGTTTGAAGAAATCCTATCAAATAATCGGACTGAAGAAGATGAAACTACTTTGGTTGAGGCTGTGCTGAATATCGTTCGGATGGAGCTGGACCCGTCTGGAGCGGTTGTAAATCTCAAGAAAGAACTAGATAAGTCTATTGAAGCTAATAATAATGCTATCAAGCAGATTAAAGTTCTTGAGACAGACAATCAAGCTAAAACAATCCAAATCCAAAATATCAAAAATGTAGCGGACTGGGCTGTTCTTGTGGCTGTGACCGACACAGATAATCCTATTGATCCAACGCTCTATGCTCGTGGCCTTGAGCTGGTCGAGCTTGGAGAAGTCGGGAAGAAGTATAAGGCACATGATATTTTTGCTGTAAGCAATTCGAATCATGTCGCTAAATACGGCGAAGGCAATCGTGTACTGGTGCAGGTCAATCAAGACTTCACATACAATGGAGAAAGCGTGGAAGAGCTTGAAGGTAAGCTATCCCAAGATGGGAAATTGGCTGTATGGAAGTGGGAGATGCCGAAAGATAATAAGTCTGAACAACCTTCTGTCTAATTTCGGGAATTGATTGGAGGTGGTGAAATTGGACTTTTTAACTTTTGTTGACAAACTGAGTCCTATTTTGATCGTTATAATTCCAAGCTATTTTTCTTATCGCAGCACTCAAAATACTAAAGAGACCGATAAACAAATCGGTCTCTTATCTGATAAAATCAGCGACATTGAGAAGTCAGTTACTAATGTTGAGACTATTGGCAAAGAAAATAGCAAGAATTTAACTATTATAGGCAAAGGCTTGCAACGTCTGCAGCGTTTTCGATTGCAAGAGAACTTAAAAAATGCTCTAAAAAGGGGCTACACAAACCAACATGAAATTGAGGAATTATCTAAACTTTATGAAAGTTATGTGGAATTAGGTGGAAATGGTGCCATTAAGGTGCTTTACGAAAAATTTTTAAAATTAATGATTAAAGAGGAGAAATAAAATATGCAAGAAATTCAAAACATCATTTTAACGTCAGTAGCTAGTGTACTAGCTATTTTGTCAGGAATCGCTGTGAAAGCCGTCAAAGACTTTCTCATTGCAAAAGGCGGTGAGAAGTCAATTAAGATTGTAGAAATCTTGGCTAAAAACGCCGTAAATGCGGTTGAACAAGTTGCAAAAGAAACAGGCTATAAAGGAGAAGAAAAGCTCGCTCAGGCTAAAGGAGCGGTCCTAAACGAGCTTGAAAAATATAATATCTATATGCCTGAGAAAGACCTTGACTTGTACATTGAGTCAGCGGTGAAGCAAATGGAAACAAACTGGAAAGGTGGTAAATGATGGATAAGGTTAAATTATTTCAAAACGAGGTCCTGGGTTCAGGATTTGACATTGACGGGTACTTTGGCTGGCAGTGCTGGGACGGATACGCTAAATACTGCCTTTGGCTAGGTGTTCCGTTTGCAAACTGTATGGTTTCTGGCTACGTTAAGGACTTATGGGAACAGCGCTACAACAACGGTATTCTTGACTACTTTGACGAGGTCGAAAACTTGGAAGGTGGGGAAGTCGTTATCTTTACCGAAAACGAATGGACACCCGTCTCTCACGTCGCTGTTTTCGTCGCTGACATTGACGGAACTCAGGGCTGGTTTCTTGGCCAAAACCAAGGCGGAGAAGCTGGTCCGAATGGAGGCGGAGCATTTAACCTTGTTGCCTTTCCGTACAGCACTCTTTATCCAACGGCATTTCGTCCAAAAGGCGAATCTTTACCTAAGCAAGAGCTTAAAGAAGCTATTACCGAGGTTATGGAAAACCACGAAGCGCCATTTTATCCAGAAGACGCAACCTTTACAGTCGGAGATAGTCCTATCAATGTCCGCCGTGAGCCTAGCCTAACAGGTGAAATCGTGGCTGTTTATCAGCCAGGCGAAAAAGTCCATTACGACTCTAAAGGGTCTAATGACGGCTATCGCTGGATCTCATACGTGGGAGAGTCTGGCAATCGTAATTACTTAGCGATTGGCCAAACAGACGAGGCAGGAAATAGAATTGACCTCTGGGGCGAGTTGTCATAAAAAACAGAGCGGAAACTCTGAAAAAATAAAAAAACAGAAATATTAAAAATTTAATTCAACCCTACTAGCTAATGCTGGTAGGGCTTTTTTGTTGTAAAAAATAAAAATATTTAAAAAAGTTTGTAAAAAGCCTTGACAATATACGCAATGCGTGTTATAATATAATCAAGATAAAGGTAAAACAAAAAAGAAAGCAGGAAATCAAAATGATTAACGTAAACAATACAAACAGTGCAGAATTGGAAAATGTAGTAGTTGATGGACAACTTTGCTTGAGTGCTTCTAAACGTCAACCGGTTTGGGTGGCTGAAGTTGTCGGCGCACATCCAGTTTATAAATTGGATCGTAAATTTATAAACGAAGACGAAAACGGAGCGGGTTGGAAAGCTTGGAACCTGGAAGAAAACAAAATTTACTGTATCAATCCTAGCGCAAATAAGAAAGATCAATACTTTGTAGTCCTTGTGGATGGTACACTTAATGAGTTAACAAAAGACCAAGTGGAAGAAATGGTCAAATAAAGGGAGGATAAAAAATGTTAGTTGGAGTAAGTCAAAAAAATGATTTTGGATGGTCTGCCCAAGTTGTAAAATTTCCAAACCTTGAATCGGCAGAGGCTTGGCTAAATGAAGAACAATTTGATTTTAGAGACAGGTATATCTTTGATGACGAAGAGGAGGCTTTAGATCACTTAAGAGAGATAAAAAGCGTTAGATGGGCGAAGGAAGCGCTAAAAGATGCAGACACTTTGACATTGCTTGAAAACGGGGAGTTTGACATCGAAATGAGCGACTCTTATATTTATAAAATGATGACAAGATAGTTACTGGAGGAGAAAATGAAATTTGAATTATTTAAAGAGTTATACGACGAAGCACTAGAAATCGCCTCTTTGGAACTCTACGTCGCAGAGCGAGGGTGGCAGGAATGGATGGAGGGATATACTCCAGACGAAGTAGCTGAACTACTAGGCCGCATTTACCACTTGGCAAACAATCCGCTTAAAGATACTCGGCAGGTCTCAAGAGCTGAATTTAGTAGACGATATGGCATCCCTGTCCGAACCCTGCAAGACTGGGATTTGGGAAACCGAAACGCTCCTGAGTACGTCAAGTTGTTGCTTGATTTTGCGCAGTTTACAAACGATTTATAAAAAAGATATGGCAAAAAACAGACTTAAAAAATGGATAAGCTATGACGAGAGACACGGTGAGTACATTTTTACTCGCAGATATAAAGGTCGCAAAATCAGCAAGGGGCGAAAAAAATTAGAAGAGATCGAAGAAATCAGCGACTTGATAGATCAGTACATTAAGCTTTTTGACGAATTACCTTATCTGGGAAATGATCGCATGACGATTGATTATAACTCTCTACTAGGTAAAAAATTTGGAGAGCTGAAAGTCATGGGCGTCGTGTTAATTAACAATCAAAGGATGCTTTATTGTCATTGCTCGTGCGGGAAAGAAGTTTATTACAAAGCTTTTGGTGTAATAAGTGGCAAAAATAAGTCTTGTGGCCACTTGGAGGGGCAAGCCTTGAAAACAAGGAATGCCGAATTAAAAGAAATCCAAAGGAATATAGACAAGCCACTATCGACAAACAAAACTACTGGTCACAAAAACATATCTTACAACAAAGAGAAGAATGCATATGATGTCGAACTTACCAGGTATGGAGCAAAGATGAGAAAAAGGTTTAAAACACTTGCTGAAGCAGTAGATTTTAAAGAAGAGGTTATAGCGGGGATAAAGCAAAACGGCGGTAAAATACCAAATAAATATTTATAA